CCTAGTGTTGTCATCTGCTACGAAATGGTGATGTGCGAAACCTGCCCTACCTGACCTGTAAATCAACCCATGAGAGTTGCTAGTTAGTTTTGTTCCGTAGTAGTCGAAGCCGATATATGAAGTAGCGATATTGGTTGAGGCATACCTAACTCGGAAGTCCATGCCAACGCTTCTGCCGCCGTCAGTATCAAGACCGTTATCCAAAGTTAGAACAGTTAATTCATTAGTTCCTGCTTTAGCAACATGAAGTGTAGTGGAAGGTGAAGTAGTGTTTATTCCGACCTTACCTTCAAAAAAGGCTGCATATCCATATTGGTCTGCCCTATCTGTTTTTACATGAAGAACAGCACTATCGTTGTATGCGTGGTCATCATGGAAATATACCAATGGGGTGCTAGTAGTATCATCGTTTCTGTAAACTTTCAATCCATGTTCTGAACCATCGCTTTGTGTAATTTCCACTTTACCATCTGATAAAGTTAAATCACTCAATGTAGCGACCCCTGCTGATGATACAGACCAATTAGGAGAATCAATAACAATGTCATTACCACCAAGAGAAGATTTTCCTATTGTAAGGTCTTGATTAGCCACCGAGTATAGCCTACTAGCATAGTCGAATATCAAATCAACTGCTTGCGTTCCATCTCCAATGTGTATATCTTCGCTTGTATCTCCAATACCAATCAGCCCTGTGGAAGTAATTTGAAGATTGCCTGACCCATCTAACTCTATTTTACCGTCAATGTTTCCGCTACTATCTTTAAACTCAATCTTCCGTGAGGCCGGAGTAATTAATACATCATCTGACATTAGTTAATTCCCCCCCACCTTCGTTGTAGCGCACCGTGACTTGTTCCATATCTAGCAACTGTTAGATTAGTTTCGCTTGAGTTTCCTAGCATCATGTCTCTATGAACCGGCATATTATCTAACCATACCTTTATCGGTTTGAGATAAAAACCTTCTGCGGCATCAGTATCATTAGTATTTACACCGGCTTGAATAAACCTTGAGAATGGAACTGCTGGAACTGTCAAGTCTTTATCTTGCCAGCCGGTTTCGCTTTCAAAAGATGCAAACTGCACACCTTCTGTATGTGGTGATACCATACTTAATCCTTCATTTGCCGTTCCGGTCCACGGGTCGCTTGCATCAGTAGTCCAATCACCAAGAATACCGTGTGCTGTTGCAACATAGGCATAAGGTTCAGTTCCACTAAAACCACTTACAGGCTTACAACTTACTCTTAGCCTTAAAGTAGTATTAGCGGGAACGAGAATAAATTCACGCAAAGCGGCTCTCTCACCATCGTCGTGAAATGTCCTTTGAACTAGATAAGCACCCTCATCAGCATCCCAAATAAACCGCATATAATAAGTATAATTAATAACTTTATCATATTCAAAATCTGCTTCAAATATCCTACAAATTGCGCTACCGCTAGAATATCCTTGCCTACCACCATAAGAAGAACCCGATGTTCTGTGATTTCCGGGGTTAGCACTATCTATACCCCTAAGCCTAGAATTAAAAATTACGAAATCGCCATGTCCTACTTCACTCATATATGGGCCTTCGTATAGAGCATCCTTTACATCTATTTTCCACATACTCCCTGTATATCCAGTATGCCTATTTATTCTTATTGCGTCGTTATCCACACAATTCATTATAATATTATGAACTCCCCTACCAGGATTGTAGGTTGGGTCTATGTAAATACCCCTAGTCCCTACGCGATTTAGATAACAATAAGCAGTTTCGTGTTGGTAATGCGTTCCCTGAATCCTCAGTCCTCTATACTCATTTTGTTGGGATATGCAATTATAAATTCTATTGCTCGGGTCCCAGTGGATTGTAAATCCATCTCTACCATTTACCGTCACGCAAGCCCTAGCGCAACCATTTCTATAATCGTAAAGCCACATACCGGAATAGTCCCTTACTGCGCCATTACGATTTATCATTGTCGTGCAACCCTCAATCCAACCCTCCGTAGACATTGATTGGTATTCAGAAGCCGGAGTGACAGGAGTGACAGGCATATCATTAGTGCTAAAATGACCTCTAATGCAAACACCACCATATACGTTGCTTGAAACATTAGTTCCTACATTCTTGAACCAAACATCTTTAAGGAATAAAGACCTATTATAATTACTAGTATATCGTTCAGCATATACATAGGCTTCGTTTGTGGAAGTGGCTATATCACTAGCACCCGTATTCACAGTCCCTACAACACAATCTCTAGTTAAGCGAGTGACAATAGCCCCCGCTGGGGCATTGTAGCCTATTGCGGCAGTTAGGGTTAAGTTATTACTACTTCTGCTTTGCACTATATGTCTAGTCTCATGCACACTCCAATCTCTATTGCTAGTGCTTCCTGAAACTTGTAAAGGGCATTCAATAGTAATTACATCACCAGCCTCAAATTCTTCATCTTGGGCTACACTAATAACCGTATCTGTTGAAGTCTTAGCAGTAGTGAGAATCGTAGCAATCTTCCTAACCCTACTATTATCTCTATGTGGTTTCTCAAATCCAGTCTTATAGACCATAGTTCCAGCAGCATTTGTCCCTGCAATAGAGTAAGCATTAGAGGCGTGGTCGTGAACTATCAAAGTCATTATATGAGTCTTATAATTTATGGTTCCTATCTTAGCGACATTCATATTTTGCCCAGTCCCCCAAATAATTTTTTCTCCTACCCTAAAAACTTTAGAATTAGTTACTTGTATTTGTGAAGCCGAAGTTACTTGGTCTTCTGCTAAACTTACATCATCAGGCCCAACAAAATGACGGAAATAAATATCATTGTTGGAAATATTATGAATCCACATTCCTTCGTCTTCATATCTTGAACCGTCATAATCTCCTTGTGTGCTTGTATTATCTAAAGCATAAACGGCTACCCACTCACCTGCCGCAAACTTACTAGCATCAACCGCATCTATTTTTATATCTCCTATATTTGAGGCTGAATCTGTTTTAGTAACAGGCATACCTGTCGTTCCTTCTGCTATCCAATGTGCGTTAGTATTATTTTCCATAAATAATCCTCTTGCGGTGCTTTCAGCACCAACAAAAAGTATTCTTGAGCCGGATTTTTGGTGTAGGGTTCCATTGATTAACATTTTACCTGTCATTTGCATAAGACCACTTCCACTATCTGCTAGTCCATTCCCATTACCTGCCCCATGCACTAAAATACCCCCTGTATTTATCGTGACATTTCCTATGGTATTTACTAAATTAACATCAAAAGTCACCGTATGGCCGTTTGCTATGGTTGCATTATCCCCTGAGGCTGTGGGAACTCCACTACCACCCCAAGTAGCAGAATTAGTCCAATCTCCGCTTTGTGTGCTTGTATAACTAGCCATCGTATTCCACCACCATTTTACTTACATCTTTTCTCTCGGCCTGTATGAAATAAAAATAATTCAGCATTTTATTTCGCGCCTTAGCCGCTACGCGCACCTTTCCATTCTTAATGCCTCGCACATATAAGTCTTGGGGATGCCCTATTGCCGTTAATTGCACAGTAATAGTATCTTCGTCAACAAGCCCAGTCCAATAATCAGGCAAATGAATGGTGGCTGAGTTACCTTTACCCCTAATATAGACTGCGTGTTCCGGCCCCTCAAGAGAACCGTGATGTAGTCTCATCCCCTCTTTTGTTGGGTGTTCTATATCGAAAGACTTTGTGGTTGCCGAAAATGCGCCTGTTACTACACAAGTCCCATCTTCGACTACACGGAATAATTCAGTCCCATTACCCATCCCACTACCGTTTTTCTGAATATAGAACCCTCTATCGTTATTTCCATTGTTATTGGAATCAACCATCATGTAGATATTCTCAGGAGCCTTTACTGCGATATGATAACTACTTTCAAACATACCTAAATCTGCCCTATCTCTAAAGCGATAACTATAACCTGTATCTAGGTTAATGCTACCCTTTGCTTGTATTGCATTACCCAACCCATCTTGCGTAATCTTTAATACATCTTGGTCGTCACTAGCATGGTCGTTGTGCATCTCGACCATAGGTTGAGCCGTGTAGTCTGCGTGTATGTTTCGATAGAACAGGGCCGTTCTCCTGTTTGATGAATGTCTATTTACTAACCCAACGTAGTTATCATTTCCTTCGTCTGCATAGATGGCATAATCGTTTGAAGCATCAGGTGGGCTAGTGATATGGAGTTTGTGACTGGGAGCATCAGTTCCTATACCGACAAGACCAGTATTCAAAATTACCATTTTGTTTGTAGCCGCATTAGCGGTAGAATTGCTAGTCCCACCAGCGGCGGCAGTTTGGAAAAATATGTCTCCACCTGAGCCGGTTCCGGTTCCTCGCCCTGCTTGTAGGGTTAAATTTTTTCCGTCATCATCAGTTCCGGTCATAGTATCGACTTTAATAAAAGCGTCAATTGCTCTATTGAATTGTATATTGGAACTGGTTGTTCCTTCTCCATCCACTATTAAATCTCCGGTGACAACAATTCCACCTGAATAAGTATAGAGTTCTTCATTTCCACCATGATATAATCTTACTCTTGAAGAGTCAATTTTTAAGGAGCCTGTTCCGGTATCTTTAATGAAGGAATCATTAGCATCGTGATAAATTTCTAAGTCCTTTCCAGTACCAATATACAATTTCCTATTGTCAGGAATTTTAGTGTTTAGACCTAATTCAATACCATCAGTCACGGCAGTTTGAGTAGTGTTAGTAGGCGTAGCAGATTGCCAAGCCGAATTAGTATGGTAAGTTAAGCCACTACTTAAATTGGTTCTCTTTGTTATTTCGTAGAAATCAAAACCAGACCAAGTGGAAACCTTATTAACCCATAACTCCATTGTATTAACACAGTTATTACCTGCACCACCAGCACTAAATATCTTGAATGAGTCTTCATCTAATTCGACAGCACCTGTTTTTGCTATGTATGCTACGTCCATATTATATGGGCTTGTATGTGCATTTGACCTAAATTTAACACTAATAATAGCGGCGGCAGTATTAGAACTGTTGGAGTTAGCCACTCCTAATATGAGATTACAGTCTTTGTATTGTCCACCGCCGGGGTCAAAAGTGCAAACCTTAGCCCATGTATTAGCCCCATCTTCAGTGTTAGTATTACCAGACGCAGTCCAAGCGACTCTTTGTGATTCCGCTATGAAGTTTCCAGAAGTATCAATTGTAGCCCAAACATTAGAGCCTTCTGCTATTCGGAATTTGTCGCTATCCCCTCCCCTCGCCTGTAATTTCCAATGCCTAGCATCGTTCTTTATCTCAATCGCAGGGTTGCTATCGCTACTTGTATCTTCTAAAAGTATTTGTTCGCCACCACCCGCACCCTTTACATGAAGTTTTGCATCGGGTTGAGCCGCATGAGTAAATGAACCTACACCTACATCACCATCATCTGCAATCATCAATTGCACTCCACCGCCCTGTTCACGGAAATAGTGATGGGAGAAAGAACCACTTCTCCCCGAAACGTAATTCATTCCAATAGAGTCAGTCCACTTATCCCCATAGAAGTCGAAGTAAATTTGAGAAGTATGGATATTTCCGCTAGTGAATCTAACTCGGAAGTCCATACCTACCCCTCTACCACCATCCGCATCTATCCCGTTGTCTAATTTCAACAAGGTGGCATGAGTCGATGTGCTTCCAGGCTGTGCTATGTGTAGTAAGTTACCGGGAGCAGAAAGTCCTATACCGACTTTTCCATCATGTAGGATTCTCATTCTTTCCATAGGCTTGTTAGCGGTAGGGGCCGCGCCTCTAGTATGGAATGTTAAATCACCATACTTAGCGGCGTTATCAGAAGCATCACCAAAGTTTGTAGCGTTTGATTTTACCCCACCTATTTTAGCCCACCAAGATTTTGTTGAAGTGCTTCCATGTCTACCACCAAACATTATCATTCCGCCGACACCTGCGGCAATAGCGGTATCATCTAACAAGGCCAGTGTAGCATTAAATTCAGCACCGGACGCATTATAGTTTGCTTTTTGAACCTCAAATGGGAAACTAGGGGCTGAAACATTTGCGCCTACTGCGACATTACCACCGTCTTCAATTCGCATTGTGGTATTATTACCATTATCTCTAAAGTAAAAATGGTCTCCATTACTAAATGTTCTAAACTTTAATCCATCAGAATCTACTAAAATTTGAGCGTAATCAGTAGTATCGTGGTTCTCTATGGTGAGGGCTTTATCCCACCCGCTTGCATCACCCTTAATGTGTAGAGGGGAACGAGGGGTCGTTGTAACTACTCCGATTTTTCCATTTCTAAACAAAGCCGCATAGTTATTATCTGCGCCTGTAACATCTATATCAAGACCGATATTAGTTAAAGTTCCCGTAGCATTTGCCGATTCTATATCCACTATTAATCCAGTCATATTAACAGTAGAGTTAGCATGGTTGGTAGCAGAATCATCTACTTTAATTCTTGCGCCGGCTAGGAAAGTAAATGTAGCACCATCGGCACTTATTCCTGTTTTATCCATATCAATATCTAAAACAGGAGGATGAGATACACCGCTTGTATGAGTGGAATCAAGATTTAATATTAATTGGCCTCCATTATAGGTTGCGTTAGAATGGACTTTAATTTCATCTGCGTCTTTGTAAGTCAATAAACCATTAGTCGTTGAGCCATCATAAGCAAGACCACCACCACCTATATTACTATCAACATTAGCCCATGTGATTTTCTTGAAGGCGTTAGCACTTACATCGTAAATAAGGAAAAAGTCAGCAGTATTACCATTAGTCTCAGTCCCTATGTCGTTTAAATCGTCATTAGGGCCAGCGTTTAGGAAATGATTCTTTGTTATTAATGATGCCATATTTTTTCACCTTAACCTGTGTGTGCCTGTCCTCTTAGTAGTGTCATGTCACCAGTGATTAATAAACCCGTCCCATTTCTAGGAAAACTCACTCCTGTCATATTCTTAATTTTAACTACTAGATAATACTTGCTATTTACTTGTATTAACTCTAGCGCAATATCAAATTTATCAGTCCCCACAGTTTCATCACCTACTCTTCCAAGAGTATTAGTTTTCGTATAATCAATCTTAGAATTAGCATTAAAGTCGTCACCACCCAAAGCAACAAAGTTTATTGTCTCACCAAAAATTATAGATTGTGATAAGCCTGTAATATCGTTTTCGTCACAAGAAATTGCCAGATTAATGGTTCCAGCATGGAATATATCAGTATGATTAACTCCACCTGTATTTCCAATATTTATAGTCATCAAGTAAAAACCATCAGAACTGTCCCAATTATCAGTTCCGTCAGTTATATTTACCCCTGCTAAATAGTTATTTGTCACAGAAAATCCTGTCTTGAAACTTCCCGGTGTTTTAATGCCTTCCATACCATCGCTAGTTTCAGTTAATCCTAATTCCACCCCGTCACTAGTATTAATATTATACCCATCAAACCCAAGCGATGTTGCGGCTCTTACGTTTGTTCCCTTTACAGTCCCATTAACGTCAAGTTTGTGAGAAGGTGTTGAATCCCCTATCCCTAGTTTTCCATCTGATGTAAATCTCATTCTCTCTACCCAAGAGCCGGAGTTATCGCCGCTTGTGTCATAGAACCAAATTATATCAGAACCGACATTGTGTTGCCATTTCTGAGTTCCAGCATTTAAGTATCGAGTCCTAACTTGGTCGTTCCCTGTTCCGCCCCCTGTATGGTCGGAATCCAATACCAAAGTCACAGGATAACCATTAGAGGATTGAGTGTTTATTGCCTTGAAATACGCAGTAGCATCACTTATACCATTTGAATAAGTATTTGTCGTTTCGACATGAAGGCGAGCAGATGGGCTTGTGTTATTTATTCCGACCTTACCAGCAGATGTAATTGTCATTCTTGTTGTTCCATCCGTTTTGAAATTCTGAGTGTCAGTATCAAACTGGATTTGGTTGTTGGTGTCGCCTCCATGTGCTAAGGCGTAATCAACGATGATGCTACCTGCAACGTGCAATTCCCCTGCGGGACTCGTAGTGCCTATACCGACCTTGCCATCGCCTTTTAATGTCATTGTCTCGGAAGCAGTTGCGCCATCAGCATACGTTAGGAAGTGCATATCCCCATGATTGTCATCGGTGTCTGTGACTCGGCCTACGATTGCACCAAGTATATTGTATTGGTTAGCATCTGATAAATGGTCGTCTTGGTTTTGTAGTCTTATCATAGCAGTATTAGCAGTAGTGCTAAGATTTCTAGCACCCTCGACTACTAATACCGCATCTCGACCATTTGTGGAATCAGGTTGAACTTTTAGTATTGCCTCTTCATTACTTTTATCTCCTTTAACTGTTAATGTCCCACCTGTAAATGTCAGATTAGATTCTGCAACGATAGGGTTGGTTCCATTACCTGTCAAAACCCCATTACTTGTCAGCGTTGTTTTGCCTGTTCCACCACTCGCTACTGCCAATGTCGAGGAAAGCCCAGAAGCATTTCCTGTTAATGTTCCTGTGAATCCAGCAGCAGTTAACATACCTGTGGATGGGTTATATGTTAATCCACTATCGACTTTATGGGGTTTGTTGCCACTGGTTCCATTTACAAAAGAAGGATAGAAAGAAGCGTCGGTGCTATTATCTTCGGTTATACCAACATTGGAAGCGTTAGAAGCAGTATCAGCATTACCTGTTAAATCACCTGTCACATCTCCTGTCACATTTCCTGTAATGGTTCCTGTTGCTTCTAAGTTCAATAGTTTAAGGCTATCTAGCGCAAAACCATCAGAACCAGCGGTGCTTACAGTTGTAGTAGGTTCTGTATCAAGACCTGTAAATAATTTCCATTTACTACCTGATTTATCATAAAAGAACCCTCGCCATTTCTGAGTGTTAGAATCGCTACCGTCATTGTATGTCCCATAGAACCCTATATCAAGTGCGTCAGCCCCGTTTCCGGTTTGGCCGGTAGCAAGGGAAATCAAACAATCTGCCGTAGTTAGTGTAGTGGAATTAACAGTAGTAGTAGTCCCACTTACAGTTAAGTCGCCACTCACTACTAGTTTATTACCAATAGTCACTACATCATCTGAATCTCCAATCGTGACAGCGTTGCCAGCAAACCCATCATTTAATCTATCTTTTAGGTTAGCAACTGAAACATCATCGTTAGCAGTTCCAGCAATCTCTATTGAACCTGCTCCATTTGTAATTGTAATATTACTACCAGCAGTTAATGTTCCTTTGGCTAATGTATTGCCTGTGCTATTACCAATAAGTAATTGTCCATTAGTATAGGTAGTTTGTCCTGTTCCACCTTTAGCAACGGAGATAGTATTTCCATCCCAAGTGCCGACAATACCAGCAGCAGTTATTGATGCTACGCCTGAACCACCTATTTCAAAAGTAAATCTATCTGAGGAATGAAGATAATTTAATCTCCCTGCGGCAGAAGCATCAGGGTCACTAAATACTAATTGATTTAATGCGCTTGCGTGTCCTGTTTTCATTTCAAGAACAGTATCGCTACTACTGCTACTGTTATTCGTATCAGTTGAAGTTAATTTTACAATAGCCTTTGCATTTCTTTGAAACTCAGCGATGCTAGTAATATCAGGAGAAGAGATTCCGAATCCACTTGTCACAGCGTTTGCTACAATAAGACCATAGTTTTTATCTGCTCCCGAACTTAAAATTTCAATTCCTCTATTTTCGCTTGTTCCGGCGGCAGTTCCCGTCATTTCTATTTTTATGCCGTGTTGATAAACTTCTCCTGAATGATTAGCACTTCCCGATGAGTTATTAATATAAATTCCTTGTAATCTGCTAATACCTGTGACGGCTGAAGCATTAGATTGTGATAAGTTAGCCCTGATAGAATAAGTGGTATTATCTCCTGAAGTATTAGTGGACATTTTAGTGGACCTGAACCCAGCAAGAGCATCAATAAATCCAGCAGTAAGGGGGCCGCTAAATATGGCCGTATCATCTATTTGAGTTCCAAAGGTTTTATTGCCGCCCCAATCTGCGTTAAGCGCAGAAAGAACATCAGCAGTAGTAGTGGTGTTAGCATCAGTAATAGTAATAGTTTTTGTAGCACCATTTCCAGTAGCAGTTACATTACTTCCTACGAAATTAAGTGTGGTCGCAGTAGTCGATAATGCACTACCTTCCTCTTGGACTATTACTCCACCATCACCAATAGTAATAGTTTTTTCGCTACCAGTCCCAGAAGCAGTTACGTTGCTTCCGACAAATTTTAATGTAGTAGCAGTAGTCGATAACGTAGTATTTTCTTCTTTGACTGTAACCCCACCACCACCTGCGGTAGAAGACCACTCAAAACCATCCCCATTGGTATTAATTGCTAATACTTTTCCAGCGGCGTTACTTGTAGGGAATGCGAGAGTTTGTAAAGCCCCTTTGTTATCACCATACATTATGGATTTATTAGGAACGGTATTTAGGCCAGTACCACCTGAGGAAACATTCAATCTATGGTTGGTTCCTATGGTTCTGTAAATACCATCTGCTACTTGCCCAAAATTCCAGTCTCCATTTATAGTAGGCTTCTTTATTGTATGAATTTCTGCGCTACCATCAGAACCATATACAGGCCCATAAAATCTTGCGCCACCTTCAACAATTAATTCTTCACAAGATAATAATGTATTGTCTTCGCAAATTATTTGATGGCTACTATCTAGGGGGCAACCAATAATAATCCTTGTAAATTTAGATGTGAAATTTTTATCTGTTCCATAAGTAGAAGTTCCAGTTACAGGGAATTTTAATTCGCTTTGTGTAGAGGTTAATTCAAAGGTAGTGAAACCCATATCAAATGTATTAGTAGTTAGTGTTAATGCACCCTCTACTATCCAATGGGATGCTCTATCTTCATAAGTAAGACCACTAGGCTTCACTGTGAAAGAGGAATCTACATCTAAACCATACATGAATACTGCTCGACAATTATTACTATTTGTGCCATCACTATTGCTGTTAACAGCGCGAGGTATTAATTGAGCAGTATCACTACTAGCGCAATCAAAATCCATCTTAGGATAAACACCATTTTGTAGTGATAATTTTGTATCGTTGGGAGGCTCAAATAAAAAGGTAACATCTCCCCTAATCCCAGGATAGAATACACCATCTACTTTTCCAAAATCCGTAGTAGTAACACCAATATCTAATATCGCGTCACTAGAAGAATCTGTAATAAAATATAAATCTGGGTCTGGGCTATTAAATGAAGTATATTTAGGTTCGCCAGTAAACTTAATAGTTAATGCGCCAGACCCTGTTGCGGGTTTGAACATACTATGTTTGGCTATTTTTAAACCACTCAATGTTAATGTTACTGCGCCAGTCCATTGTAAGCAAGGGTCAAGGTCATCGTGATACTTTACTTCTATGCTCTTATAAGTAAGTCTTGAAGTAGAAGATTGAAATTTTATTGGGATAGAAACAGTAGCGTAATCAAAAATAACATCATTATTTGCCATATCATTATGCACAGTAGAAGATATAACAGTAGAGCCTCCACTTGAAGTAACCCAATTGTTTATGTTGTCAGGGTCGTATTCCTGGCTACCACTACCTGCATTACCACCCTTCCAATATACTCTTTGCGCCATTCATCCACCCCGTCTAGGTGGAATTTAGAGACCCACTCAATTCTGAACCACTTGTGGTTCCACCCACTCTTGTCTTTGTTGCCTTTACCTTAAATGCAGTTCCAGCCTTTTCTTCAATGTTTCTAATGGCCTCTAATGATTGCTTCTCAAAAGACCTTAATTGCGCCGCGAATCGAATATCTTGCTCTCCCCTTTCAGTCTCAGGGAATATAGAGGGAATAGTATCAATCAATACCCTCAAACAATCAGTGCAAACCATAAATTTGATAGCAGACTCTTTCAAGGCATCAGTAGGAGCATTAGTAGTTACCCCCACATACCCTGTCATACGAACCTTCTTATCTACTTCTGCGGTGCGAATAGTAATGTATTCGTTAATGGTTGCTTCATTCAGGCCTCGCGGTCTGTTAAGCAAATCACGAATCTGCGCCGTCGTTACCGCCATTATTCCACCCTGAATCGTAGTTCGATGGAACATCAATGACTACTGCGTTGTTTGAAGGTTTCTCCGTTCTATCAAGAACAAGAAGAATTTTTGACTCCACCATTGTTGTAGCCATTTCACTATTTGGAATCCAATATAGTTTAGTTCTATCATTTAGTAGTTTAATAGGGTGTCCCTCAAACTTACTTGAAGGTGTTCTAAGGAGTCTTACTAGAAATCCAGGCCCACCTTTCCAATACTTAAGTCGGTGTTCCATTTCAGCAATCTTGGAAGAGGAAGGAATAGGTATTCCCAGTTTCTTCATTTGCTTTGATAATTGTGCCTTTGTTGCCACTCTCTCACTCACTCTTCTTCTTCGATGCCTTTTTCTTAGGCGCACTCTTCTTCGCTTTCTTGGCTGGCTCTACAAGAGTCATTACCTTTCTCTTACCTACGGTTTTGACTTCCCAAAGCCCGTCATCGTCGGTAAATGTCTCCATCTAAGACACCTACAAGGAATAATATCCTAGAACGTAGACGTAAAGAGCCGGAACATCAGTGCTACCACCATCGGTAGCAGTTACCTTTAGCGTTCCCCCAGCAGCAATCTCCATATTAGCATCATTAATTTCTCCAGCCCTTACAATATCTCTATCATCAGCAGAAGCAATAGATACAACGTCGGTTATTGCGTTACTACCGTTAAAGACTTGGTAAGTGTCACTTGTTGTTCCATCAGCACCTATTAGGATTGCGTGAGCATCTACAACAGTAAATTTCCTCTCCATTGTTAGTGAAACGGAGTTAGTAGCGTTAGCGGCGGTTTGAAGCCTTAGCATAACAGGAATGAATCCGAAATCTTCGCCGTCATCCATAGCCTTAACTATGCGTCCGTCCATTACTCCTTTGAGTTTTACATTTCTTGGCATTCCTTTTCCCTCCTTTCAATCAGTTATCTATGCACGCACACCCGTAATCTTCACAATTCGGTTGGTCAGGCCGTCACCAGCCGTTGAACCCGAATCTTGGTGTTCGTGGATAACCGACCCAAAGAATGAGGTCAGAAGCCAGTCGTAACCAACACCGGGGAGGCGAGTAAGTTCAGTCTCCATGAAGCCAGGCCCGTTGTAGGTGAAGAATTCTGCGGTCTCGGCTCCAGGTATGAGCAATAGTGCATCGTTACCAATAGCCGCCGTGTCTGCGCCACCAGTGTGGGCGCGTGTGTAGTAGACGCTTAGGTTTGCGACCCTTCCCATGTGGGATTGTAGGGACTCAACCACGTTTCCATAGAGTTGTGTGTTCATCATAGCACTTCTCTTGTCGGAAGGTAGTATAAGAGCAAGTGGCTCGTCGCCGCTAACTCTCGCGTTCTTGAAAATCAAGTCCATAGCCGCAAGTAGGTCGCCCTCTTCGTCTGCGCCAGCAGTGCCGAAAGCGGCAGTAGCGGCGAGAGTTTGCCTTGCACCACCGTATAGTTTCGACAAGATGTGGTTGTCAATCTTGTCAGCCCTTGCTCGTATGATGCCCAGTTGCTGGCGGTCAATGTTCTCCCAGGACTCTCCTCGTAGCCTTACGGTGTCGAGGAAAGTAACCCTACCTTGTCCCTTGTTTAGAGTGACGGAGTAGTTTGCCGTTCCGATGTGGGTTGGGTCTACGATTGCGTTGTCATCTAGTGGGTATGAGAAGGAGCCTCCAACACCAGTATACCACTTGAAGTCCATCCAGGGGACGCTTCTTGTTCCGACAACCTTTGTTCCTACTGCAATCGTCATTGATTGTAGAGTAATGAAGTCTCTTAGAGTCTGCTCAAGCACTTGGCTTCCAGGAGCGAATGGCCCCTCAGCCGCTTCAACGTTCAGTATTTGTTCCAATGTATCTTTCGCCATACTTAATCACCATCCTATGCGTGTCCTACCCCGCTACACATTACAGGAACCATATCCCCATCATTGTTAACGTCAGTTGAGACACCAGTGCCGAGGTAAATTCCCAGTTGTTGTCCAGAATTGTCTGCGCTATCTAGGCAAAGGC